TGCTTCTGTGCATCTCCGCAGTTCAAAACCATCGGGGTAAGCTAGAGCTATGCCAAACCCACCTAAGCCAGCCGAGCTAAACATCCTTCAAGGCAATCCAAGCAAGCGAGCAATACGCACAAATGACGCTATTGCCCCCCTTGAATACGGCTACATTGAGCCACCTGTTGAGCTTGGTGAAGTAGGCAAGCAGTTCTGGGATTCAATCTTTGGAGCCGGTGAACTTTGGATTAGCATCAAGACCGACACGCAACTTGTCCAGCTTGTCTGTGAGCAGCTAGATAGGCGAGAGCTAATCAAGCAACAGATTCAAGCTGACCCAACTGACCCGACCTGGTACAGACAAGCTAATGAGGTAGAAAAAGCCATTGTGACTGGACTTAGCTTGTTAGGCTTTAGCCCATCCGACAGGACACGCCTTGGTTTGGTATCAGCGAAGACTAAGACCAAGCTAGAGGAAATCATTGCTAAGCGACAAGCCAAACAGTAGCTGGCCCCCACGCTGGCTGACCCCTGTACCCCAAAAGGCTATTGACAAAGGTGACGGCGATTTAGCCATTGAGTTTGCTGAGGCATTTGGCACTATCGGTAAAGACGGAATTGCTGGTCGAACAGGTGAAGCACTAAGACTAAGACCTTGGCAAAAAGAGCTTGTTAAACGCATCTTTGCCAGAGATGAAAATAATGGACTTAGAGCGCAAGTGGCCTTGGTTGGAACTCCACGCAAATCAGGCAAAAGCGCATTGGCATCAACGCTGGCTCTTTACAGTCTTATCGCTGAGGGTATTGAGGGTGCTGAAGTTGTGGTTGCTGCTGCCGAAAAGGAACAGGCTCGAATCATCTTTGGTGAAGCAAAGCGTATGGTTGAGGCCAGCGAGCTTTCTCAAATGTGTACTGTTTATCGAGATGCAATCTATGTGCCAAGCACTAACTCTGTAATGAAGGTTTTGTCTGCTGAGGCCTACTCAAAAGAGGGCCTAAATATCTCTAGGGCTGTGGTGGATGAAATCCATGCTCACAAGAATCGGGAACTTTTTGATGTACTTTCTAACGCTATGGGTAACCGAGGCAAGCTTGCTCAACTACTAGCAGTAACAACTGCTGGTCAAAAGACAGACATGACGGGGCAAGATTCTATTGCTTATTATCTTTACCAATACGGCAAAAGAGTGGCAACAGGCGAGATAGATGACCCTGCCTTTTTTATGTCTTGGTGGGAAGCAGAGCCAGAGGCAGACCACAGACTTGAAACAACTTGGGAATCAGCCAACCCTGGATACAACGATCTAGTTTCTAAGGATGACTTTGCCTCAGCAGTAAATAGGACACCTGAGCCAGAGTTTAGAACCAAGCGACTCAACCAATGGGTTAGCTCGCTCAATGCTTGGCTACCAAACGGCAAGTGGGAAACCCTTGATGCAGACATTGAGCTTGACCCTGACCAGCCGGTCATTGTTGGCTTTGACGGCTCGTTCAATGGCGACTGCACAGCCCTGACTTATTGCACTATCCCTAAAGATGATGAATTGCCACACATCGGACTTATTAGAGTTTGGGAAAAGAAGCCAGAGGATACCGATGACTGGCGTGTTAGCACCTCTGAGGTTGAGGATGAGATTATCCAATTTTGCCAGAAATACAATGTAAAAGAAATAGCCTGTGACCCTTACCGCTGGCAACGCACAATGGAAGCCCTACAAGAGCTGGGCTTTCCAATAGTCGAATACAACTCAGGATCACCATCTCGGATGGTCCCAGCTTGCTCAAAACTCTACACAGCAGTAACCGAGGGCAACCTAACTCACGATGGCAACCCAATCCTTACTAGGCACCTATCTAACACAGTTATCAAGACAGACCGCTTAGGACCAAGAATTGTAAAAGAGCATAGAGGCTCACCGCGCAAGATTGACGCTGCTGTCGCGGCTGTCATAGCCTTTGATAGAGCAACTGTTGGTAGAGTAGAGGATGAGCAACTGAGTCCTCAATTCTTTATTTAGGTTGGTAATGACAGCGACAATTCTTCAAGCGACAGGCGTGTTTGCCATCGCACTAGGGGCTTCTTTTATTTATCCACCAGCAGGGGTAATTCTGCTAGGTATCGGACTGCTCGTATTCGGTATAGCCATTGAAAGAAGTAAGTAATGCTAGGTAATCTTTTTGAGCAACGCGCTGTAAGTTTTCAGACTGTTTGGGGTGCAGGTGAGCCTTGGGGTTTGCAATCTGAGGCTGGCGTAAATGTCACAACTAAAAAGTCTTTTGAGATTGTTGCTTTCTTCTCAGCAGTCAGCCTAATCTCTGACACTATTTCAACTTTGCCATGTGGGGCTTATCTAAGGATTGGTGCAACACGCCGACCTTTGAACCCTAGACCAGTTTGGTTAGACCAGCCAGATGTTGACCTAAGCACAAGAGCAGCGTTCTTTCAGCAGGTCTTTTCTAGCTTGTTGGTACATGGCAACTCTTACACCAGAGTCTTTAGGGATGCACAAGGTCAGGTTGTAAACCTAGTCAACCTTGATCCTGAAAAGATTGAGGTTGAGCGTTCCAAGATTGGTCGCAAGATTTACCGCTACCAAGACGAGGCTAGACCACTAAACAACGATGAGGTTATTCACATCGTTGACCTAATTCTTCCAGGTGAACTAAAAGGCATGAGCCGAGTAGAAACCCTAAAGCAAGCACTAGGACTAAACATTGCGCTTAGCGATTACGCTGCTAGATTCTTTGGAACTGGTGCATCAGCCGCTGGTGTTATCGAGTTCCCAGGCAACCTAACAAGTGAGCAAGCAAAACAACTAGCTGACGGCTTTGATGCAAGACACCGCAACGGAACAAGACGAGCGCACAAGACAGGCGTTCTATCTGGTGGAGCTAAGTTTGTTTCAACACAGCTAGACCCTGAAGCCTCACAAGCACTAGAGTCACGCAAGTTCGCAGTCGAGGAAATCGCTAGAGCTTTCAATGTGCCACTTCACTTGCTAGGTGTACCAGGAACAGCAAGCTACGCATCTGTTGAGCAGAACAACCTTCAGTTTGTATCTATGACCCTAAGACCTCTGGCTGAAAAGGTTGAGGCCGCTTTCTCACGCCTACTGCCAGGCGATGCCTTTATCAAGTTCCAGTTCGGTGACCTACTAAGAGCAGACCTTGAGGCTCGTATCCGTTCTTACTCAGTTGGATCGCAAGCTGGTTTCTACTCGACCAACGACATCCGCAGACTTGAGGACATGGAGCCAGTTGAGCAAGGCGATCAGTACCGAGTGCCACTAGCTAACATCGCACTCGCAGACACCCAAGTAATTACAGATGACCGCAAGGTGCTTATGGCACAGCGACTTGTAACTGTTGGTTTTGACCCTGAGCAAGTATTGGCAGCTCTTGGATTACCAAGCATCGGTCACACTGGCGTACCAAGCGTTATGTTGCAGGGTGTTGCACAGATTGACCCTAACGATCCTGAAGCTGTTTACGGAGTCTAACTTTGCCAATTACCACAGGACAGATAGTTGCTGGCACAGCCAGAGTTGCGATTGATGGAAGCTCCGTTAGCGATTGGAGATTGCACATCCACAACATGGATAACACAACTGCTCTTTATGTTGGCGATGAAACTGTCACAACCTCAAATGGGTTTAGCCTTTTCAAAGAGGACTCACTAGAGCTTCAGTGCTATCCAAATGAGCATATCTATGTTGTTTCAACTAAAGGTAATCACCGCATCTCATTCTTGAAGCAGGTATAGAAATGCCCTATTACATTACAAAGACAAATCCTGACTGCCCTAACTGGGCTGTTGAGAAAGAAAACGGCGAGCTAATTGCTTGCCATGACTCTAAGCAGTCAGCGATTGATCAGGCAGTTGCTATTAGCCTTGCTGAAAAAACCGAGTTTATTGGTGAGCGAGCTGCTATTGGGTCATTAGCTATTGATGACTATGTATCTTGGTCACCGCTCGACCCAAGGGTTGCTGCTCAGATTGTTATGGTCGAGGGTGAGCTGGCTGTTGTTAGATTGTTTGAGTATGAGGAAGGCATCTTTGAGCCAACCGACAAGCTAATGGTTATCAATGTATTTCAGCTAGAAAAGATACCAACCCCAAAGATGATTGCTATCGAGGTTGAGGAAATTGAGGAAATTGACGAGCCTGACAATGAAGGCGCTAACCTGCCAGATAATTACAGACCAGCTCTAGCCGAGGATGTCCCAGAGGGAAGGGCTTGTGGCAATTGTTTCTTCTTTGATGAGTCAAGGGTAAACGCTGAAGGTGACAAAGCTTGGTGTGAGCGTTGGGATGACTTTGTTGATGGTGGTTTCTACTGCAACTCTTGGCAGTCAAACGATGAAGGTAGGGCTATCAACCAAGAAGCCCCTGCCTACATGAGAGCAGCAGCTCGGCGTGGACTTGAGTATTACGAGGAAGGTCTTGCTGGTGATGGCGTAACCCCTGGCACTATTCGCGAAGCCAGAGAGATGGCTGAGGGTCGCGTGTCAGATGACAAGTGGATAAGAATAGCTGCTTGGATTGCTAGGCATCTAGTTGACCTTGACTCACCAGATGCAAATCCAGACTCAGACAATTACCCATCCGCAGGTGTAGTTGCTCATTTGCTTTGGGGATCAGGACCAAGCAAGAGAGCAGCACAAAGAACCCAAGACTACGCTGATTCAGTAGTTGCTAGAATCAGAGCAGAGGAAACTAACAGCATGGATAACAAGAACAAGTGGCTCAAGGTTGCGAGAGCAATCGCACTAAAGATTGACGGCGTTGAGCCTGAAGCCAAACAGCCAGAGGTAAGAACCAACAGCGTTGACTTCGAGGTCAGGGCTGAGGGTGACGGCATGACCTTCACCGGCTACGCCTCTGTTTTCAATTCCCCATCCGAGGATTTAGGTGGTTTTATTGAGTATGTTGCGCCAGGTGCTTTCAAGCGTTCTTTGCAATCTCGCAACGAGGTCAAGCTTCTTTGGAACCATGACTCAGGTGAGCCTCTGGCTTCCCTAAGAGGTGGCACAATGCAACTCGTTGAGGATGAGCGTGGCCTAAAGGTTACGGCTAAGCTCCCTAACACAACAAGGGGAAGGGATGTAGCGGAGCTTTTAAGAACCAACGTAATTTCAGAAATGAGTTTCGGATTCAATGTCATCAAGGATTCATGGTCTAGAGATGGACAGACAAGAACCCTAGAGTCAGTCAGATTATTCGAGGTCAGCGTGGTAAGTTTTGGGGCCTATAAATCCACAGAAGCATCAGTCAGATCATCACAAACCATCAACCCTGACCAGCTAGCTGATGCCCTGCTAAAGCTAGAGTCTGGTGAGGAACTTGACGAGGCCAACGCTAACTTGATTACCGATGTGGTCAACAAGCTAAAAGCACAGCCAGAGATTGATGAAGCAATTGACAACGGCCTTGAACTACTAGACCTAAAGAAAAAGCAGTTTGACCTTCTATTGAAAAGGATATAAACATGGCAAGCAAAGATGAAATCAAAAAGGCAATCCTAAAGGCTGCTGGTAACCCTTCTGTCGGCCTAGTTGCTGACATGGCGGAGGATTTTGCTCAGGCAGTTTGGGAACTAGACAACACTAACTCATACAACCCAGCCAAAGAAGCAAGGGTTGTTGACAGTAAAGAAACCCGATAGAGTTTCTTTAGCCCCAGCTCAACCCCCTTTCTGAGCTGGGGTTTTCTTTTGCCTATAAACTTGAACCTAACAGTTGAGTGTAAGCACCGCTGTATCTGTTGAGTGTCAGCACCGCAGGAAACCCATTCAATCATTTATAGGAGAATCATGTCTGATTTCATCAAATCTCAGATGGACGCTCGCAACAACCTGATCGCACAGGCAAGAGAAGTTCTTGACATTGCACAGGCTGAAAAGCGTGGTCTATCTGCTGAGGAAAACACCAAGATTGCTCGTATCGAAGCTGACATTGACTCAGCCGATGCAACAATCGAAACGGCTCGCAAGCTAGCAGACCGCGAAGCTCGCGCGTCTGAGGCAGCAGCTTCATTCACACCATCAGCTCCATCAGCTCAGAACTCTGACGCTGACATCCTTCGTGCAATCGCTTCTGGCGAAATGCGCGGATACGACTTCGCTCGCGAGGTTCGTACCCTAGTTCCATCCGCAAACACTGTTGGTCAGTCTTTCTATGACCAGGTATTTGAGATTGCTCAGCTAGTTGGCCCAATGCTAACTGTGTCTGAGGTTTTCAACACCACTTCAGGTGAGAACCTAGTAATCCCAACTGTTACCGCTACCTCATCCGCTGGATCAGTAGCAGCAGCAGGAACCATCTCTGAGTCCAACCCAACATTCTCATCCATCACTCTTGGAGCTGAGAAATATGGTGCGCTTGTCCAGGTGGCCCAGGAACTAGTAACTGACGCTGGATTCAACATCTCAAGCTACATCGCACAGCAGCTAGGTACTTCTCTAGGTTTGCAGGCAAACTCCGTTCTAACCACAAAGCTATCCGCAGCCGCTGGCTCAGTAGTAACTGGTGGAACTGGTGTATCTGGTGCTGCTTCATACGAGAACCTAATTGACTTGGTTTACGGAATCGCCGATGGCGCTCGCGTACTACCAGGCCTAGGTTTCCAGATGAGCAAGTCAGGTATCGCTGCTGCGAGGAAACTTAAAGATGGGGCCGGAAATTATATCTGGACCAACTCTGCAGTTCCTGGACAGCCAGCAACCTTGCTTGGCTACCCAGTGTACGAGAACCCAAATGTCGCAGCAGTAGGAACAGCAGCTAAGTCTGTATTGTTTGGACACCTACCAAGCTTCAAGGTTCGCGTTGCAGGTGGAATCCGCGTTGACCAGTCTGCTGACTTCGCGTTCAACCAAGACACAATCACCTACCGAGGCCTAATCCGTCTTGATGGTGGACTAACCCACGCTACCCACATTGGGTACTTCAAGGGTGGAGCTAGCTAAATCTAGCCCCCAGTCAAAAAGCTGGCAGTGGGTCACAGAGCGTAGGACTGTGGCCCACTGTCTTTTTTTGCTATTGTTTAGGTATGCCTACGAATAAAGAGAAACTAAACGGCGCTGTAAGCGTCTGGTCTAATAGCTATAACGCCCCTACTGGTTACGGTCAACAGGTCACAATGCTAGTTGACCGACTCAAGCAATCTGGACTTGATGTTGCCATGCTTTCTAACTACGGACTTGAAGGCATCCCTAGCACAATCAAAACCCCTCATGGTGAAATACCTCATTACCCCAGAGGCTTAGACCAATACTCAAACGACTCTGGGCCACAGGATCACAAGACCTTTATTGCTGACAAGAATAAGCCAAACCTTTTTATTAGCCTTTACGATGTCTGGGTGATGAAAGCTAAAGCTTACGATGACTTCCCAATCGCCGCTTGGACACCACTTGACCATGTGACTTTGCCACCAGGCGTAGAGAAGTTTCTAAAGAAAGAAAATGTCACGCCTATTGCAATGTCACCTCATGGTGTCAGACAGCTAACGGCTAAAGGCATTGAGTGTGAATACGCGCCTCACGCAATAGACACCAAGACTTACAAGCCAACTTACAAAATAGGCAAACACCCAATCAATGATTACATGGGCATCACGCCTGAAACCTTTGTTGTTGGAGTAGTGGCTGCTAACAAAGCATCAGGCCTAGTTCACCGCAAAGCCTATGGCGAGCTAATTCTTGCCTTTAGTATCTTTGCCAAAGATAAGCCTGACGCGGTGTTGTATCTTCACACTGACTCATTCGGTTTATCAGGTGGCTGGAACTTGCTAAACATCCTTGCATCGCTAGGAGTAAAAAAGGATCAAGTAATCTTTCCCAACCCACAGGACTATCGCTTTGGTCTAGCCAAGTCTGACCTTGCTGCTCTCTATACAAGGATGGATGTTTTACTAGCACCTAGCTTGGGTGAAGGCTTTGGCGTTCCTAGCGTTGAAGCTCAGGCTTGTGGCACTAGGGTAATTGGGTCAAACTGGGCAGCAACACCTGACCTAATCAGCGATGACTCTTGGCTAACAGATGGACAGCTAACTTGGGATGCCGGTCAAGACGCTTGGTGGATGACACCCAATGTGGGTAGCTTGGTAAATGCCTTAGAGGAATCTTACAAAGCTGATCGTGGGACATCTCAGGTTGCTATTGACTTTGCTAGCCAGTTTGATGTCGAAAAGGTTTGGTCAGACAACTGGGTTCCAATCTTGACAAAGCTACTAAAATAGACCTAAACTGACTTTGCACCAAGTCGAGCTGCTACTAGGGAAACCCAGCCGCTTGGAGTGAGTCGGTAAGAGTAGAAAGGCCGACAACACATGATTCCAGTATTAGCTTTCCCAACTTACGCAAGGCACGATTTAGCTCAGCGAATGATTGACTCGATTGACTATCCAGTCGAGCATTTAGTGATTGTTGACAACTCTGGCAAGCAAGAGTTCAAGCCTGTAAAGCCAGATACTGTAAAGAACCTTTGGCTAATCCCTGTGCCTTTTGGTGTTGGGCCAGTAGCAGCAATGAACTTTGTAACCAAGGCAACCCCACACGCTAAGTATTGGGTCTTTGCTAGTGAGGATACTTGGTGTGAGCCTGGTGCTTTAGAAAAGATAGCTAATGAGGTTGACACCGAGGCTTTGAACTTTACTGGTGCTGTTCCTGACTGGGCTTTTGTCGCTATCGGTGAGGGTGTAGTCCTAAAGGCTGGACTAGCAAGCGAGCTATTTCACCCTCTTTATTTTGATGACAATGACTATGAGCGAATCATTGACGCACATGGGATACCCAAAAAGCGCATCCATGCCACAATTCACCACAACAACAGCTCGACTATTGCTGCTGGCTATGGCCCTAAGAACGCTCGTACCTTTTCAATCAACCAAAGACTTTACGAGGAAAGACGAGCTGAGAATAACCTCAATGGTGGCGAGTGGTCGCTAAAGATAAGGCGAGAGAACTCTTGGGACTAACCTTATTAGTATCCTTTTGATTCAGTAGAATAGAGAACATTATGGCAATTACAAATGGCTACGCCACACTCGCAGAAGTCAAAGCCTCACTTCGCATTACAGACAACATTGATGACAGTCTGTTAGAAACAGCTATTGAATCTGCATCTCGCATGATTGACGGCTACACAGCTCGAACCTTCTCAAACGCTGGAACTGCCACTAGAAACTTTGCCGCTACCGATGCAATCAACCTAATTATTGACGATGCCATCTCGGTTTCCGTAGTGTCCTCTACCGATGAAGTCGGGGATACCTATGTTGTTTGGGAAGCTAACGACTTTCAGCTTGAGCCACTAAACAGTCGCTCAGATGGTCTTTACATGCCATACACAGGCATTAGGGCTGTCAACACTTACACTTGGCCTGTTGTTGACCAGCAAGCCCTTTGTCGTATTACCGGTGTCTGGGGTTGGCCTTCAGTTCCAATCGCAATCAAACAGGCAACCATCATTCAGTCATCAAGACTTTACAAAAGACTAGACAGCCCACTAGGTGTCGCAGGATTTGGTGACATGGGAGCAATCCGAGTTGGTCGCTACCTTGACCCAGATGTTGAACAGCTTGCTATGCCATTCAAGATTATGAGGAATTTCGGCTAATGAGCATCAGCCAAATTAGGACTGCTCTAGCTACAAACCTTGCAACCATTCCAGGGCTACGCACAGCCGCCGAGGTTCCTGATCTACCTAACCCACCTATCGCCATTGTTGCGCTAAACAATGTGAGCTATGACCGAGCCTTTGCTCAGGGAATGACTAGCTACACATTTGTCATCACAGCAATAGTTGGAAGGGCTGCCGAAAGAGAGGCACAGCGCAAGCTTGACGCCTACATCTCGCCAGGGGCAAACAGTGTCAAAAATGCTATAGAATCAGATAGTACTCTTGGTGGATATGCCTACGACTGCCGAGTAGTGTCTATGGACTCTGTTGGTTCATTGACAATAAGCGACACCACATACCTGGCTGCCGACTTCACAGTCACAGTCATAGCAAACTAGGAGAAATAAATTGGCAAAATTTTATGCACAAGACTACAAGGTCACTATTGGCACTGCTGTACTAAGCAGCTCAATCGCCTCTGTAACTCTTGACATTACTACCGATGAAGTTGAAACAACTGCATTTGGTAGCTCATACCGCACACGCATTGGTGGACTAAAGGATGCATCTGTATCCCTAGACTTCCACCAAGACTTTGGAGCCGGAGCAGTTGACGCTCTACTATTCCCACTTATGGGCGAAACAGTAGCAGTCAAGATTGCACCTACCTCTGGAACTGTAACTGCAACCAACCCTGAGTACCGCTTTAACGCGCTAGTCACTCAGTACCAGCCATTCGCAGGAGCTGTTGGCGATCTAGCCACACTATCTGTAACTTGGCCGGTATCCGGTGAAGTTGTGCGCGGAACCGCTCCATCAGCGTAATCTGCTAAGCTAACCCCATGAAAATAATCCTACAAATCGAGTTCAGCAACAAGCCTGGTGAAACTAAAGAGGTCACCTGTCTAGCGTCTGATATGGTCAAGTTCGAGTCACACTTCAACTTGTCTATTGCAAACCTAGAAAAAGACCTCAAGATTACTCACCTCTTGTTTCTAGCTTGGGCAAGCGAAACACGCACAAAGTCAACAGCCAAACCTTTTGAGGAGTGGGTGGATGAGGTAGTTACCATTTCTGCCGCAGACGACCCAAAAGCATCAAAGGGCTAGGCGACCAATCTGCACATTGGTACATCGCTTCACTAGCAGTTGAGTCGGGCATCAGTCCACTTGAGCTTATGAAGTTAGACGAACGAATGTTGTGGACTATAAGCCGGTATCTAATTTCTAGGAACCAAAGCCAATCTCCAAAAAGATAAGCCCCCGAAAGGGGGTTTTTCTTTTGGGTAGAATTATTAGAGTTACCCAATCTAGGAGTCATTGTTGGTTGCCGCAATACAGCAGATAAGAATACAAGGGATCAAAGAAACCTTGGAGCTTCTTGATGCTGTCCAACCAGGTGCAATCAAGGAACTTAGAAAAGACATTAGGCGTATTGCTCAGCCAGTAGTGTCTGCTATCAAGTCCAATGTTCCAACCACCTCACCATTGAGAGGTATGAATCACTATGGTCGCACTAGGTTTGCTGGGGCCAAAGTAAGCGCTGAACTCTTGCTACGAGGCTGGGGAAACAGCGACACAATCCCCCTTGCCAGACTTGCAGTTGTATCACCAAAGGATGCTGCTGGTCTTGAAATCGCTGACATGGCTGGTAGAAAGACAATGATGAATGGCCCTGCCTTGAAGTACGAATACAAGGGTAGGGGTCGTATTGGTGGCTCAGGTCGTCAAAGACCAACAAAATCAAGATCAGTAGTACGCCGAGGAAACACAGCGGCATTTAGCTACCGAATCAATGGTCAAGGTAAGGGCATGACCGACAATCTAGGTGGCATACCTTCTCGCTATGTTTACCCCGCTTTAGCTCAACGAGAAGATACATTGGCTGCCGATATGCTCAAGACCATCGAAGGCTACACCGAGAGAATCAACCAAAAAATTAGGATTATGTAATGGCAATTAAGATTCCGATTCTCACCAGCTTTGACCCTAAAGGTCTAAAGCAAGCTAACGCTGCTTTTGCTAACCTGCAAACCTCTATTGGTTCTCTAGGTAGAAACTTTGCAGTTGTTGGCGCTGGCATAGCAGGTGCTACTGCCCTTCTTGGTAATGCTGTAATGTCGGCCTCTAGCTTTGAGGCTGAGTTTGAGGGTGTCAATCAGGTATTCAAAGACGCTGCTGGTTCAGTGCAAGCTTTTGCTGAGGCTGCCGCCCAAACTGCCGGTCTAAGCGCAACAGAGGCCCTAAGAGCATCCAAGACATTTGGTTTGTTTGCTACCAGTGTAGGACTTGGCACCGCTGAGGCCGCTACATTCTCAACAAGCTTGGTACAGCTTGCAGGTGACCTTGGATCATTCAATGACCTACCTACGGCCGATGCCCTAGCTGCTATCCAATCTGGACTTCAAGGCCAAGCCGAGCCTCTTACAAAATACGGTGTTTTCTTAACCGACCTTAGCCTAAAGCAAGCTCTATTCAATGCCACAGGTGAAGAAGTAACTGGCACTCTTACAGCTCAACAAAAAATGGTGGCCGCCTATTCTCAGATTTTTGCAGACACCACAGTTCAACAGGGTGACTTTGTAAAGTATCAAGCGACACTTGGTAACCAACTAAAAGAAGTAGGGGCAGACTTCCAGAACCTAACAAGGGATATTGGCATGATGCTTATCCCAGTGATTACTGAGGCAATGCCTGTAATCAAGGCGATGGCAACAGAGATTGGTGAAAAGCTAAAGGCAGCCATTGGCTCTATTGACTGGAAATCTTTGATTACTTCAGTAGTTGACCTTACTGTCTTTTTAGTTCAAAACGCCGAAACCATTGCCAAGGTCGTAGCAGCTGTCTTTATTCTTAACACAGCTTTCAAGCTCATGGCGGTAGCTTCTGGCATAGCTAAAACAGCTATTGCATTGCAAACTTGGTTTACTGCCCAACTAGCAGCAGGTATGACACTTGCCACTATTGCAAGCACTTTGCTAAGTGCTGCCATGAGATTGATTCCTTTTGTTGCTGTCGCCACCGCTATTGGTTTTGTAGTGGTCGGCATTATGCAAATGGGTGATGAAAGCAGAAAAGCTACGCCTTATGTTGACAACTATGGTGGAGCAATCCGCAAGTCTGGTGATGATGCTTTATGGGCTGCCGAGCGTTACGGCATAGCAACTGACGCTGCAAACAGGTTCTCTAGTGCTGTCGGTAAACCTTACACTGGGCCAGCCAGAATCACCCAAGCTGAAATAGATGCAAGATTACTTGGTAGGGCAATAGAAAAAGGCAGAGCGCCAGCACCATTTGTCATGCCAGACTTTTCTAAATTGTTGGGATCTGCTACTTCTGGTCCTAGTTTTTCTCTTCCTGCACTTGACACATCGGGATTGGAAGAACAACAAAAAGACCTTCTTGATGGACTAAATAGCCTGAACGATGCGCAAGCTCAGGCAGCAAATAATGAGCAAGAGATACTTGACAAAAGAAAGTCAGCTTTTGAGTCCTTTACAGATTCAGTAAAGTCTTTATTTAGTCAAATCAAAGACAGCATACTTTCAAGCTTCAACCTGCCTACCCTTGGCAACTCAGTCAACAGCATCACTAGAAACATCTCCAAGCTACTAAAGCGCACTAAAGGCTTTGCTCGAAGCATCTCACAGCTTTCAGGTATGGGCCTAAACTCGGCACTACTTCAGCAGGTAATCCAAGCTGGACCAATGGCAGGTAGCCAACTAGCCTCAGCCCTTGTTGG